AACTATAATTTCTGCGCCTATTACAGGAGCAAGTAATTTACCAGCAATCGTACCGCCTGCGGCACCAACAGTTGGAAGCAACATGCCTTCACAGGTTATCAACAGAGCATTAACTGCAAACCCGGGAGGAGTAACTTCTATGGCTCAGTTAGGATTTGACGGAGCTGGAGTATCTGGCACTGATGACAGAATGTACTTCGTACAGGTAGCAGTAGCATAATTATTTTTAATAACCCTGCGGAGTAAAATTCGCGGGGTTTTTATTAAACAAAGAATATGAGCAAAATAATTTCATGGTTAACAGGTGGCCTTATTAAAGAAGTCGGATCTGTGATCGATAGTCTAACGACTACAAAAGAAGAGAAGCTTGAGATTAAAAAACAATTGCAAGTAATTCTTGAAAAAGCAGAGGCTAACGCGCAAGTGGAGGTTACTGCAAGATGGAAGTCGGACATGAGTTCAGATAGCTTCCTTTCTAAAAACATTAGGCCAATGGTATTGATATATCTTACCTTTATATTTTCGGTATTAGCATTTGCTGACGGAAATATTGGTCATTTTCAAATAGCAGCAGAATATATACCTATATTCCAAACGCTATTAGTTACAGTCTACGGGGCTTACTTTGTAGGTAGATCGTGGGAGAAGAGTAGAAAAATAATGAATAATAAAACAAAAGAATAATGGGACAATACGGAAATCAACCGGATTTTGGAACGCAAGCAGCAGCTGTGACACCTAGTGACACAATATCTTATGCAACTAACTTAAACCAGGCTTGCCTATATGTAGGGGTAGTTGGAGATATTAAAGTAATTTTATCCGGCGTGGTTAATCCAGCAGGGGGCTTTCCAACAGCTGCTCAGGCAATAACATTCAAGGCTGCACAAGCGGGATCTATCTTGCCTGTTATAGTCGATTATGTATTAGCAACAGGAACTACGGCGGCTACAGGTGACCTTGTAGCTTTAAAGTAATAGTAGCAATAAGTGATGGCGGAGGAGTATAAAAACAAGTTTTTAAAAAAAACGTGTGATTATATAATAAAATCAAATCTTATGAAAAATTTATTTATTACACTATGTTTAGTTTTAACGTCATTAACATTAACAGCCCAAGAGGCATTTAATGGAATATGGAAAACTGAAGGAAGCAATTACTTGAAAACAATCCTTGCGTCAGATTACGCGGTACTACAATGTTTTAATACCTCTTTTGAAGAATACGATGTTATAACCGAAGAAATATTTGATGAGGGAGTAACAAGTTTTATAACAAAGCTACATAACCCAGACAATGGGTACAGAGTAACAATAGAATACACACTTATAACCAGGGATTCAATTTCTACAAAATACACAGGCGACGTTCGTGGAACTTACGCTTTAACACGATTATACTAAAAAAAAATTATGGCATACAAACAAGAATTTGGAAGAGCACCAATTACCAATAAAATGGTAGATGAAATTACAGGTGGATATCAAAACGGAGGAGACAAAAAGAAAAAGAAAAAAGTTAAATCCTTTGATAATGAAACAAAAGAAACATCCAATATAGATGTGGTTTCAGGGTCTCCCGCAGACAAATTGTCAAAGCAAGTCGGCAACGCAATAGATTTTGGATCACAAAGCCAATCTACTAGCGGTAAAAAAGGAAACCTTACGAGCGGAACTAATAGTAATAAAATGGCTTCCGCATCAACTTTCGGTAAGTTGCCAAGAGGTTTTAAAGGAATGGCTTACGATAAAAACAATAAGAAAGTAGATTTTTCAACAAATAATAATGACAAGCGTAGAAGCGAAGATTATAGAGTATATTAACAATTAACAATTAACAACTAAATTAAATCAAATGAGTAAAGTAAAAGAAATGAAATCAAAAGTAAACGCTATTACAGCAGAAGAATTAGAAAACGTTAAAAAGGTGCAAGGAGAATTGCAATCTTATTTAGCAAACATCGGAGTATTAGAGGTTCAGAAAGCAAAAGCTATCTATCACGTTAACCTTCTTGAAAAAGAAATGGACGAAACTAAAAAAGATATGGAGGCTAAGTACGGGCCAATTAATATTAACCTTGTAGATGGAACTTTTGAAGAAATTGTACCGGAAGCTGTTGTAGAGTAATATTATGGATAGTATTATAAGAAAGATTAGTATCGGGGCTGACTATAAAAACGAAGCAATGCATTACTCTGTTAAACAGACAGTTTACGGCGGTCACGAGATCTCTCACATACTATTTGAAGAGTCTGATAATTCTTATAATATATTTATAAAAAAAGTAGACGAGATAATGCCATGGAAGAAATTTAACTCTAACATGGCAATATCCGTTGAATATGACTTAGAATATTAATGCGGAGTGTATACGACTTTATCATAAAGCCGGTAGGCAAAAGGTATGATAACGAGGTAAAGGTTGGAGAGCATACCCTTATAACAAACAGCTCTATAGAAAGCTTTAAGCATGTTAACAATATTGCTGAGGTAGTTGAAACACCAGTTGCATTTGCAACCCCTATAAGGAAAGGTGATTTGATTATGGTGCATCACAATGTATTCAGGGTATTTTACGACATGAAAGGAATCAAAAAGAACAGTAGGTCTTTCTTAAAAGACAACTTATTTTTTTGTGCGGTTGATCAAGTGTACTTATATAAAAGGACGGATACTTGGAAATCATTCGGAGATAGATGCTTTGTTGCACCTGTTAAGAATAAAGACCTTTTAAGCACAGATAAAGTAGCTGATCTTATTGGTATACTTAAAATAGGTAATAGCTCCTTAGAGGAGTCTGGAATCAATCCAGGAGACATAGTTGGGTTCACACCAAATAGCGAATGGGAATTTGTTGTAGACAATCAGATTATGTATTGTATGAAATCAAATGATATTGTTATAAAGTATGGACTCGATAGAAACGAAGAAGAATATAATAGCCGCTGGGCGACTAGCGATTGAAGAATTAGTAAAGGTAGCAAAAGAAAAGATCGTTGACTCAGAAGAGGATATCTCAGCTGACAGACTTAAAAATGCTGCCGCTACTAAAAAGTTATGTATATTTGACGCCTTTGAGATTCTTACAAGAATTCAAGAGGAGGAAAGTATGATAAACGAATCGTCAAGTGCTTCAACTAAACCCACTTTTAAAGGGTTTGCAGAATCGAGATCTAAATAATGGCATATCAACAGGAATTATACCGGATAGCCAAAGACTACGTTAAGCCGCAAGCAATTAAAAAGAAGAATCGCTACGCTAAATGGGAGTATGGTTACGACAAAGAATACGATCTTGTCGTGATAAGCAGAACAGGTAAGATAGGAGATATATATGTTATTGGTGATTTACATATCGCATTACCTTTGTTAGAGGATAAACTTAGTAAGGGAATTAATAAGTGGGCGCCAAAAGAATACCCAAAAGAATTAAGTAAAATTAAAAGCGAAGCGGATTGGGAAAAGTACCCAACCGCATTTAAAGAAAAGTGGTATGGATATATTGACACAGAGTTTAACAGGCGCGAAGAAGGTTTTTGGTTTGTTAACAAAGACAAGCCTACTTATATTACTGGTACTCATTACATGTACCTGCAGTGGTCCAAGATTGACGTTGGGCACCCAGACTTTAGAGAATCAAACAGATTGTTCTATCTTTTTTGGGAAGCTTGCAAAGCAGACAGAAGAAGCTATGGCATGTGCTACCTTAAGAACAGAAGATCGGGCTTTTCTTTCATGGCCTCAGGAGAGACCGTTAACCAAGGCACAATATCTACGGATGCTAGATTTGGCATACTGTCCAAGTCTGGACCCGATGCAAAGAAGATGTTTACAGACAAAGTTGTTCCGATATCGGTTAACTATCCATTCTTCTTTAAACCAATACAGGACGGAATGGACCGCCCGAAAACAGAGCTTGCGTACAGAGTACCGGCCTCAAAGCTTACAAGGAGGAAACTCGATTCAAACGAGAAACTCCAGGAAATTACAGGTCTCGACACAACGATCGACTGGAAAAACACCGGGGACAACTCTTACGATGGAGAAAAACTAAAGCTATTAGTACACGACGAAAGCGGTAAGTGGGAAAGGCCTACTAACATACTTAACAACTGGCGAGTTACAAAAACTTGCTTAAGATTAGGTAGTCGCATTATCGGTAAGTGTATGATGGGCTCAACCTCAAATGCATTAGACAAGGGAGGTAAAAACTTTAAAAAATTATATAACGATTCAGACGTTACAAAAAGAAATAAGAATGGGCAAACAAAAAGCGGGTTGTATAAGCTTTTTATACCGATGGAGTGGAACTATGAAGGATTCATTGATGAACACGGTTGGCCGGTTTTTGACGTACCTAAGAAAGATATTCTTGGTCCTCAAGGTGACATTATTGATGAGGGCGTCATTGATCATTGGGAAAATGAAGTTGAAGGATTAAAAGACGATCC